TTAATCATGCTCCTCTTCAATAACAGTTATAATTTTACCTTTCAATTCAAATTCTTTAGACATAAAATCAGGGTGGTTATGGCTATCTCCTTTAAAATCTGGCTGTTCATCGTAAAATTCAGATTCTGCAATCTCATGATAAATTAAATCAGCTAAAGCATATCTAATCAAACTGGGTTTATTTCCTACAATTACAATCTCGTTTCTAGCAGGATAAATATAAGCTGTTGGAAGTTTACATCGTTTATTAATGAATGTGATTGTGTAATCGTCGAATTCATCATTTAATATTCTTTTAAGAATATCTAACTGAAATTGCATTTACTCACCTAATACTTTTCTTGCTGTACTGACATCATGCCTATTCAATACTTCTGATGTGGTATACCTTGATTTACTGATTTTTAGTATGTGCCGTGCCTCTGATTTACCCATACCATATCCTGTGTTTATTTCTTCATTATCCTCTTCACAAAACGTTTTATTGTCCATATCAATTTCTCCTTTACTGTTAAGCGTAAACAGTTATTACAATGATAGAAATAATCCTGTTCAGTTTCATAATACAAATAAACAGGACTTTTACAGCGTTTGCATTTCATAAAAATCACTCTTTATCTTGAGAATATTTTTCAAAATTATAACGGTGTTCTGTAAAATGCATATTAGAATCAGATAGATGTAAAACTGGAAATCCCGCGGTTTCTGGGGGATATAATTTCTTTTTAGCGTAGCCTCCATATCTCATGAAGCTACCGCTTAAAGCCAATAATCTTGTTTTTTGAATTCCTCGATGGTAATAATCTGCTGCTTTTGTTTGGAGCGTATGCATGTGTGCATGTGCTAAAATATCATCATTCCAAGTCTTAGCCATATCATAAACTACTCTAAGCTTCGTATGGGGTAATGTTGAAGCCGAAACTCCATGGGTAGTAGTTAAAGAATATTCCTTATTTGGTAATTGTAAATTGAAAGTACAAACTTCATCAAGCCAAGGTACTTTTAAATCGTCTGCCAGATGTAATGTTTCGGTGATTCCAACTGGTTTTTTGCTTCTGTCATCATGGTTTCCATGATGCAATCCCAAACATTTACTTTTAACTTTTCTAAACAGATATTTTGTAGTTATTTTTTGTTCATCAGGAGTTAATATCTGTTCTACCCACCCAGAACCTACTGAGTGTGGAGTTGCAAATTCCATATAGTCCCCCATTCCAATCCAGTACATATTTTTACTATTTTTTATCATTTCAAAAGTATCATATGTAAACTGTTTTAGCCAGTTTGGGCTTCCTATATGTATATCCCCAATTAAAGCGATTTTAATTGGTTTTTTAAATTTTTTATCAATTTTTTCAGTAGGTTCCATGTCTGGAATATCTAATTCAAATAGATCATCTGTCAAAAAGAATCACCTCAATAGTTTAAAAAAAAGGTAAAGTTGTGTATTTAAGTAAAGTAAAAAAAATAGTGTACTCAAGTAAAGTAGTATACTAAAAACATGCTAAACAGTAAAAAAAATAATGTTGATTATGTTTTACCGTCGTCGCTTAAAAGCCAAGGATCGTTATAACTTAAAACTTTGTATCCTAAACTGCACATTGTACGTCCAATAGGCAAACCTCCACTCGCAGCTTCGGCAACATCAAAAACAGTCCAATCTTTAAACTCTTCACCTTTAACACGTAAAACAATATGTCCTATGTTATATTGTCCTGAACTGGATTTACAGGCTACATGAACATAATCAACTTGATATTTAGTTCTATAAACTTTATTTAATTCAAATATAGAGGCATGTCCTATTTGTGCAAAATCTGCACAGTTAAGCCCTTGATTATTAATTAAACGTGTTAATGCCTTTCCTTGCGGATATATGTCATTGCTGTAATGGTCATATTTTTCATTAGCTTTTACAAGGTTGTAGAATTGTGTTGCTGTTTTGAATGTGCCATTTACTGCTTTTTCTATTGTTTTTAGTAATTCTGTTTTAATTGGATTTGTTGATACTGGAGTTGAGTCTTGTAAAACCATATTAACATTACCGGCACATTTGCCATTCTTTTTAAAATAATTATTGCTTCTTGTGAGTGCGTCTTGTATGTCTTTTTTAAGTATCTTTTTTCCATTAATTGATGCGTAGCTTGGTAGTTTTCCATTTTTAAAAACATATAGTAACGTTCTTTCAATTACATCTTGATAATTATCACGTTTTATTTTTTCAGTCATGCATTTCACCCCTAAAAATTTAAATAAAAAAAAGTTAAAAATTAAATGAATAAAAAAACAAAAGTCTACATAATATTCCAATTGTTCCACAAAGTAATATTAAATAAATAAAGATTCTATGAGTTTTATGACTCAATTTAATCGCCTCGAATAGAGCTGTCGCTAATCTATAAAAAAATTAAATAAAAAAAGACATTAATTAGATATTATTAACCTTATTATCCCATTCAGATTGTGTAATTACTTCTTTTTGTATCAATAATTCAATTAACAAATCCAATTTACCTGTATTTGGCACATTAAAATAAGAATAAATAGGTGATTTATCATATGTTATTTTGTAAACATCGACTAATCCGTCAGTTTCAACCTTTTCTATGCTTACAATACTACGTCCATTTTCGCCACCAGTTGGCGATGTGGGGTTTATCATACCCACTACAACTGGATTATTCGCATCATTATCCAAATAAGATACAATAACCTTATCGTCTTTCGTTAAATCTAAATTTGTGACAACTTTAATGTTAGTTAAGTCACCTAAATCCTCATTAACTGAATCTAAATGCAAATTAACTGTTTTATTAGCATTAACTTTTGTTACAGTGGCATATTCATTCCCTATTGTTTTATTTACGTCTTGAGTAGTTGTACATATTAAATCAGATAAACCTGTCATGTGATCACCTAATTAATTATGCTGTCCTTTTCCACTTAGAAACCACCAAATAAGGAGGCATATTATTATGTGCTACTCCAGACCCTTTATTTGACTCATTTACACTGTGTGAATGGTTAGGTACTGTATGTGTATGTGCGGGTGTGCTGTGTGTATGTGCGCCTCCAGAGTTGATAACATCTGAATTAGAAGCATCCCCGACATCAGTACACCTTACAGCCGAACCATTTGTTGGAGATTGTAATTTGTAGTTAATTGAATGCGTATGCGCTCCAGATGAACCTGTCGCACTGTTACCTCCTGCCGGTGTAGTAGTTTGTCCTGATGAAGGGATAGATACATCATGTTTATGTACTGGCATTTGTGCCTCTGTTAATGTGTGCGTTGCACTTCCCCCGGTTTGCCCTGCTGTGTATATGTCCCCTGCTGCTAGGGTGAATTTGTCTTTTATCTGTGTCCATGTTCCTTTCCATCCAGATAGGCTGTTTGGGTTGATATTTGTTGCAAATTCTACTATTGAACCTACAGGGTAGAGTAAATCGAATACTTTGCTTGCAATATTTGCAGCTGTGTATTCTGTTGCTAGTACAAAATCAGAAGCATGTTTATTATCAACTGTATCTGAATCCATTCCAGAGCCAGATCCATCATTTTCTGAATCCCATTGTTTATTCCATGAGTTCCAGGTTCCACCGGAACCTCCATTATAATACCCCCTCACGTAAACTGTGGTTTTATAAGCTTCAAATAATGTATATCTCTGCCATACCATTGATGTACTATATGTAAATACTTCTAAAACTCCAGCGTAAGGAACAGGGTAATTTGAACCATTTGCAGCATTTGCATTTGAAGGTTGAAGATAGATACCTGTACTCATATAAGTATTTAAATCGGCACTAGAAGGAATAACGGTTGGATTTACATACATGAATTTATTTAGATCGATCCCTCTGAAAAAATCAGTATCAACTCCAGATCCCGCACCATCGACAGTTAAAAGTTTTGATTTTATATCCGAAGCAGTATATACACTACTATTTAATTTAGTTGCAAGTGCGTTGTTTATTGAAGTTATATCCGATAAAGATGCTTTACCTGCTAAAGCATTGTTTATTGCAGTTATATCTGATTGATTAGCTTTAGCAGCTAATTCAGAAACTAAACCAGTTATATTGTCTTTGGGTATGCTAAATTCAGATCCGCTTATTTTAGCTTGGTTCTGATATTCAAAAGTTATATCAGTTACTCTAGCTCCATTTTGAAGTGTGAATATAATATCAACTGGCTTATGTTCAATATTATACGTATTTAAGTTAGCTCCACTTGTAATACTTGCTATTAATTCTGTTCCTGTTTCACTATCTTTCATTGAACAGGTTACAGTTCCAGTTTTAGCAAAAGTTATACTATTCCACCACTTAAAACTGCTGAAATTAGGATACACACGTAAAGTAAAGCTCTGATCATTAGCTGATGCTGTAAAACCATCACCTGTGTTGGTACATGTGTTATTCATAACCTGTACAATACTAAATAGTGCTTTGGTTTTATTTTCAGTAGTTGGGTATTCCCCTGTTTTAAATGCTTCTGGAAGGGTTATTTTTGGTTTGATTGTGATTATATCTGTTAAAATGTTTGGATTATTCAGTCTTTCTGCATAATTGGGGTCGTCTGCTGTGAAATATTCATTAACATCTTCTACCATTTTTTACATCTCCTATAATTAAACTGTGACACGTATATCGTCACCTTTCCCATCTATTAATTCGTAAGTGTCTATATCGAAAATAAAAACAAAATTTGAGCCAGTTATTTGTATTGCCGTTTCATCGTTTACTATTTGACAATTATTAACTAGCTTTGAAAAATTAATTTTATCCCAGAAAACTTCATCCATACAACCCTTAATAGCTAATTCTAATCGTTCAGTATCTATATCAACCATATACATATCCCCTAAATAACATACTCTTTATAAGTAATATTAACAAGACCGATATATGGTTTAATCAAATCTACAAGCGTTGTATCTTCATCAACCTGAGTATTTAATCCATGAGGATATTTCACGGTTAAACTACCGACGCTTTTTTGTAGCCTATCAGTTACTGTTTTTTCAATGGTTTCGGGATCGGTTGAATAATCTGCTACTGTATCATACTCTTCAACAGTAATATTGTCTGTTGCAGTTATAACATTGCTTACATCATCTGATATAATTATATCGCCATAGTTACATCCAAAAATAGTAGATAACGTGTTTTTGATTCCATATATAGTTATTGATTCATAGCTAACTGCGATTAAGACTTTACGATAAATATCATCAGTTAAACCATTCCTTTTAATTTTATATTTTTTACCCCAATTAATATCAAGATATAAGCCTGTTGCGCTTAAAAGAACACGATTATTGATGCTTTCCCCTATATGGTCATCGACTAAATCAAAACCTTTATATAAATTATAGAAAAAAAAGCCAGTAGGTGAATGGGGATTCATGAAATTGTTTTGTTCATCCATATTAAGGCATACCTCATCACCTCTCAAGCTAGAATCGTCATATGGCAATTAGGTCACCTCTGTAATTCGAGTATCCAATGTGGATGTGTCTGTTGTAAATACTTCGTACACAGAACAATCAGCGGTAGCAGATGGACTTATAACTACATTAGTTACCCCTTCGATACTGGCTATTAAAAATTTAATGTCGTCAGTACTCCAACTTTGCCCTAAATTACGGCTTGTAAAATATGATTCAACAACAGTAATTATCTTGTTTTTAATAGCACTCCAAGTATAATTACTGCCAATCTGTACTTGAATAGTATTTGATGTGAATACTGATACTTCTGTAGCAGGGGTTAATATAAGGTCGATTCCCCCTACATTATATTTATCTGTATTAAATAAGCTTGTTAATGCTGCTAATGTAGTTGAAACTATTGATTTATCTTTACAGTTAAAAACAAGTCCAACGGTAGCAGTTTGATCTGCTGGACGGTTAATGAAGTAACTGTCATGGATATTATCTACACTGTTTGCTGTTGCTTCATACCATCCTTTGCTACCGGGGGGGAAGTTGTCAGGTGCGCCTAATAATCTTTCATGATATGACTCATTGTCTTCTTCATCTTCACCATTGGTAAATGCGTTTGGATTTGTAATAGTTAAATCGTAAGGATAATCTGTTATCATTGTGTCGATAGCTCCAGCAAGGACATTACCTACAGTCCCTGAAATAGTACATACAACTTTTACCTGTACGGTTGAACTGTCTTTTACAATAGTTGCATCTTCGTCTAATACGAAAGTTACTGAGTCTTGAGTTGATGCGATCGAACCTTCAGTAAAAGTAATATCTTCTGTTGCGGGACTGGTAAGTGCAATCACAATAACTCCACTACTTGAAACTTCACCATTACGCGGTACCCCTATTGAATTTCCCCAATAGTCGAGATAATCCCCTGTCATGCTAAATGGGAGGGTGTTAATTTCTGATTCATTAATTCTTTCAAGTTGTTGGAAAATAATTAATGCCTGTTGGTATAGTGCGTGATAAGCCTGTGAACCAGGGGTGTAGTCTGTTACTTTGTTTAATCCTTCGAGTTGTGCTTGTTGTTGTATTTCAAGAAGGTCATTTACTATGTCGGATAAATTAACTATTTCCCCTGTTGGTTTTGTGAAATATAAATCTTCATACATTTATTAGTCCTCCCTCATTTGTGACTGTTAAATCAATTACGCTCTTATCAACAAGTAACAAACTCATTTCAGCAATAATAGCCTTGCCCTCAAAGGAACATTCAAGTTCTAAAACTTCCCGTACTCTTGGTTCAAGGTTTAATGAATCTTTGATAATTAAATCAAGCAATTGTAAACTGTTATGGTTAGTAGGTTCCCCCGCCAATTCATCAAGGTTACAGCCATAGTCTTCAAGATAATCATAAATAATAATATCTGTAAGTAACCTATTGTGTATGGCTTGTTTGGCATTATCTAAACCTGATACTAGCATTAAGTCACCTGTTGAAGTTAGTTCTCCGTTTGAACTGTAATCTATCCCAAAAATGTCTTCATTCATTTATATCACCGTTCTATCAGCATTATAATTACTTGCACCGTCACTTGAACAATCATAAATTTTACCATTATAAGTATTCCATAAATGACCGTATGTGCTTAATCCAAATCGTGCTTTTCCATGCATAATGCGAACTTTAACCCCTATACCTAAACACATTGTGTAAAATATCCATGCGAAATCAGTACAATTAGCTTTCTTCTGATTCCAGCATGTTTGCATTGCAGATGTATCTTTATTGTAACAACTGCCTTTCCCTTTCCAATGATCGTAATAAAATGAATAAATGAATCCTCCACTGCCATGCACTTTGAGCCATTTATAAATAGCATCAATACTGCCTAATTCTTTTCCTTTTAACATTAATGTTCTTTCAATCGCTGTCCCGGCTTTAATTGCAATATTACTACTTGTACTTGTTGTTTTTGAGTCGCTTTTATACTCTTGATCGGGCATAGGCATAGATTCTAATAACTCGGCGGTCATAGTTTGATTGCTAATATCAACTTTAACGCTGTCAATCCAATACCTAGACTGTCTATTATCTTTGAATTTTTCCAATTGTAAAAGACAGTATTGTTCTGCTTTCAATTTAGGGAGCATTTGGAGTGTTAATGTACCTTTATATTTTGACTTACTGTTTGCTTTATAATAGTTATTTGCTTTGCTTATTGCTTCTGCTTTCGTTAATTCGCATTTAGCAGCAACAACACTTGAAGCTGAAGAAGTTGCACTGTTGATAGTTCCCGCAGGTGTTAATTTACGTGTGGATCCGGGATATGTATCTCGTCCTGTTACTCCGCAGAAATCAGCATCACATTTTAAACAGGCGATACCTCCTTCGACTCCAAATTTGCCTCGTCCATTTGAGAGTGTTCCTTGTCCGAATCCAGTTAATGTACCGCTTCTTTTGCATGTGGGGCAATAGTTTTTCCATGATTTAGTAGTTAATTTATATGGAACGCTTGACTTTTTAGGATAACAAGTAATAGTTATGGATGATTGTGTTACAACCCATTTAACCCCTGCTAAAACTTTAAATCCCTTGTATATTACGGACATGGTTTTAACAACCTTCTTCCCTATCAAAAATCTGTCCCCACACTGCTACGAGGTTGTCATTTTGAACATTTGAAATTGTATCCCCTTCTTTTGTAAGAACAGTAGCGCCGGTGATTATATTACTTGCGTCATATTCTTGACTGTAATCATATGCGGATTTGAAAATATAACCTTCCTGTGTTTGAGGTAACGGCCTATAAATCAGTATTCCATCTGCATTTACATAGCATTCTATTAATTGCCCTGCTTTGTAATCTAACCAACGTAGTTGTTGTATTATATCCCATCTAACTACATTTTTCCAAATTAATTGTCCATGTACAGCTTTTGTTTTTTCAATTCCGGCTGTTGAATAATTTAAACTGTTAAGTATTGCTTTAATAATTCCATCACTTGTTCCTCCGGACCATGTTGTATATGATTTCCCGAAGAAAAGACGAGTATAATCAACGCATTCATAAGAATAAGCCCCATCTTTAAGTTTAGATCCGGGTTTAATTATCTGCCCTCCAAATGGACGGTGATTATTTCCAATAATACGAATTCTGTCACCTTCATTCAGTTTTTGGATTGAGTTAAAATTGGCTGTGCTGGCTTTTGCGCTGTTGAATTCAATGCTCGCATTATTAAAAGGGATGGTTTTAAAGTTAGCTGTGCCTTTTGTTGTGGAATGTGAATGGTAAATAACAGAAGTCATAATAAAACACGCCCTTTTCTTATTTTATGTCGTATAATTTTTTGTAGAATGCTATTGTTTTTGTATCCCATACTCCGGTTTGTGGTAATTTACGTTTTTGTTGTGCTTTTTTAAGCTCTTGTTCTGTGTATTTACTGAACCAACCATCAAGCTTATACTTTAGATAGTATCCTCCAGCTTGGAGGAATATTTGTAATCGTTTGACACATGCTACACCTTTTTTAGATTCATATTGCTTACGGCTCATTGTAGGGCATTTAGTTAGTAAGTATTGAGTGTTAGCGGAGCATGTGGCTTTAGATGGAGTAGTAGTACTTGGCTGGTTAGATGGAGCTTTGCCCCAAACCCTAAAAGTTTTAGCAGTAACAGGAGCGGGGATAACTTCTTGTAACTCCCAGTCAATTTCAAAGTTACCTCCACTATCTTCTTCTTTGTCAAACTTGGTTATGATGTATTTTCCATTGTATTTTGCATAGGAATTACTAACTAAAAATTTGGGAGTCTTTTTAACTATATCTGCCATAGCTTGATAGTCTTGTATTCGGTGTTCTTTTCCATGACTGCTTGTTTCAAGTGCATGTACTATTGATTTAAAGGTTAATTTACGCCCTGCTTCAGATATGAATGTGGTATCACTAGCTGTTACTCCTATATGAACATTTGTAGAGTGCTGCATATCCTTAACTTCTTTAATACTTTCATCAATAGCGTTAATATCCATTCCATTTAGAAGTAGAATAGTATATTTTCGTCCATCTCTCCTTTGAATCAAATCTGTATCTATAGTCATGTTTATCCACTTTTACCTGCAATTAAATTCTCTTTCCATAATTGTTCTTTAACTGCTTTAACAATACGATCCGCTGCTTCTGCTTCGCTCATAATCCCTTCCTGATTTATGTATTGTACAATAGGACGTTGGTTATTCCCATTTGAAGTAGCTGTAAGACTATTGTTTATTTCTGTAGCGTCAAAACCAAGACTAGCAGACCCATATCCTGTAGGGGTCGCTACTGATAAACTAGGGCTTCCAAAACCTGAAAGGATAGATGCACCTAACCCTTTTGCAGCAGCATTAGCATTACTTTGAGCGCTTACTATTCCATCAACAACATAACCCATTTCACCACCAATAGCACGAGCGATATGTCCCGGGCTGGCTATACCTAATGCTTGCATAGCCCATTTAACAATATTACCAAACACGGCTTGGACTTGTGAAAATATGTAACCTGCGGCACCTGCAATTTTATTTCCAATGTTTATCATTTCATTCCAAACAATTCCAGGTAATCTACTTACATAACTCCTAGCCGTATTTACTACATTGCTGAATGTGGAAATAATAGTGTTGATTATACTAGCTCTGAAAGCAAGGAATTTAGTTACTAATCCTACTAAATATCCCCAAATTACCCCTCCGATATTGCCGAAAAAGCCAGCTATGGCTGTCCATGCTCCGATAAGGGCATTTCTAAATCCTTCATTTGTAGTCCATAGATAAATTAATACAGCTATCAAGGCGATAATTGCAATTACAACGATTGTGATCGGATTTAAACTCATAACAAAATTTAAAGCCGCCTGTGCTGCTGTCTGCGCCCATGTTGCCAATGTCAATATTCCCGTTTTTATAGCACTTGCAGCAGCCATAACTCCACTTTTTACATAGTTTGCACCTGCTGTCAAAGCACTTTTACCTGAATTGATAAAGGCAGTTCCAACATCTTTTATTTTACTACCTGCATTTGAGGCAAAACTAGTTATTGTCGATCCTGCACTGGTTAAAGATTTCTTAGTCGTACTCCCTGCATTTGATATAGATTGGCTTAAACCTTGGAATGATCTTTTAACCGATTCCACTCTTGTAGCGGGGCCTACTCCATTTATACGCGTTTTTAAAGTTTGCAATGTTTGTGATGGGTGTAATGCTGCGTTTCCCAAACTTTTTAAGTCCCCCACAGTTTTGCCTATCTGTAAAAAGTTCCATGCACTACGAATAGAACTAATAGCTAAAACCAAGGCTATGAAACTTCCACCTAATAATCCCAAAACTCCAAATATTTGTTGTACTGGAGCAGGAGCACTTTTAAATGCAGTAGTAACTGAGTTAAGCCCGTCAGTTGCTAATTTTAATGCAGGGATCAATGTAGGTAATATTAAATCTCCTACAAATTTAAATAATCCTGCTTGGGCTTTGTCCATCTGCTGTTTCATACCGTCCCATGACTTTTTATATTCATCATTAGCTGTAGATCCACTCTTAATAGAAGAGGCAGTACCTAATACTCTTGCACGGGTTGTTTCATCCATATTTTTAAAAGCTTCTTTTATATCTTCTTCATTATCACTTACATCAAAGCCTAATTGTCGCATTGCATTTCCTACTTCTGGCAATGACATCGCGAATTGACTGGCTAAACGTCTAGCATCTATATTACCAGATTTTACAAATCTGGAGAACATTTCGCCAACATTGTTCACATCTCTACCAGTTACAAATGCTGCTCCAGCTATTCCTTCGAATGAGCTTTTAAGTACTTCCGAATTGGTAACTCCACTGTTGGCCATTTGTATGAAGAATTCTCTTATTTGCCCTCCAGAACGCCCCGTGTCTTTTGCTATTTGAGTTACAAGTGGGCTGTATGTTTGTTGTACTTGTGCAGCGGTTAATCCTGTGCTTTTCATTGCAAGGGCCATTCTTGACCATTGGCTACTTACATTACCACTTGTATCTGCCCATGAAAGCATTGTAGATACTATACCTGCACTTGCGAGTCCTGTTGCAACAGCACTTAATCCTTCCCCCGCAGTACTTGCGTTATCCATTTCATCAGACGCATTACTTGCGCTATCAGATACTTCTTCAACACCTGCTCCATCTACCTTTTCAAGATCTCCAGACAAGTTATTTGCTGCTTCATCTGCATTTTCTAAACTTTCAGCAGCGTTATCTGCTGATGTACTCGCTTCATCAAGTCCTGAATTATCCATGCTTGAAATCGCTTCACCGGCACTTTGTGCATTTGTTTCTACTTCTTGTAGTTTTGCAGCGAGTTCTTCTACACTTGCAGTATCGGCATTAGTGGATACATCAATCACATATTGGTTGTCTGACATGGTTCACGCTCATTAAGATTTGTTTAGTGTAATAAAATAGTAAGAATTAAATAGTAATTAATTAAAAAGATAAAATTAAATAAAAGTAGATTAAAGGAGGGAGTAACATGAAAAAAATAATATTAATAACTGCATTGCTCTTGTTAGCAGTTGTAAGTGTCTCAGGATGTACGTCTAATCAAAAAGAATATAATTTAACTGTGACAAATGCAACAGATTTTAATGAGGATCATGCATTATATGCAATTTCACCACAAAAAGACGATGCATCATTTGGTTATATCAATTTAAAGTACGGTACAAAAACAATAAATGGAATAAAAGTATATTATGATGTGTATAATGATACTGAAGAGAATCATGTGAATGGTGAAACATATTTTGAAAAGAATGGTAAATGGTATATGATAACTTGGCAAGATATAGAAGGAAATCCTAATAAATCATTGATTGACAGTGAGATTAGTGATAAAATAAAAAATATATAAAAAATTAAGCTGTTCTCTCAATGACCAGTTCAACAATAAAATTAGTAGGTAACGCCTGACCATCCCCTGTATGGGTTTTAACTAAAGTTAAAGCATCTCCAACAGCAACATTCAAATTAGCAGGGGTAGCGGATAACGTTAAAGCTTTTGGAACCCATTGAGATACAGTATTTGTACTGTTAAATGACATTGAGGCTATACTAGCATTACTTTGGGTTTTGTTTTGTATATCTAAACTACTGTAATTTGTAGCTTGTCCAAATGCCGCATCTGCTAATATTTTAACTGATTTGACCGTCCCTGCAAAGTCGATACCTTCGATTGGTAATTCAAAATCAGTCCCAGCTGTATCCAATGTTGATCGATTGAATTTTATTTTATATTTTCGCCCTGTTACATCTAATTTTTTGTAATCTACAGCATTATCTGCTAGTTCAGTATTACTTACAGAACCTGCTGCGAGAATTCCTGCTGCTGCATTAGTTATTCTTTCATCTAATTCAGTTAAAACTTCTCCTAATTTTGAGGGGATAACTCGTCCTGCGTGTCTAAATAATTGTGCTACTGGATATTTTAATGCCATAATATTTCATCTCCCATTAAATTGTTAATATTCCTTTTTTCTTACTTCTCCACCGTATTATCTCTTGACTAATCACATCAAAAGCAATAATCTGGTATCGACTTAAATTTTTATAATCGTTTAAATCTAATTTCAGTATGCCTGAATCAACCATACGAGTTATGTGTCCGAGTTCTCCGTTTTCATAGTTGAGAACTCTTTTTAAAAATTTCGCCTTGCTTTCTGTTCAAGTTCATCCATATCAAAATCAGATTCTTCCATGATTTTATTTGCAATTCGTGTTACCATTCCTGCTGTGAATATTTTAAATATCTGTTCTGGTGGGAATGGTTTGTTTGTTTTTTTGTTTATTAGGTATTCTTCGAGTATTTTACGGTTTGCTGATGCATCTGCTTTTTTAATTAATTTGCTTGTTTTTTCAAATGCAGCCTGTGATATTACTTTCATTCTGAATTCTAGTTTTGCACCGTGATAATCAATATAAGTGTCTTTTTCGTATTTGTCGTTTGTTATTTTTTGCTCTGTTTCGGCGATTAACTCTTCTATTGAGATTGACCTTGCTTCTGCTTCCATTTCTACTTCATTACTCATGTAAACAACCCCTATTAAAAAAAAAAGAATAATTAAATTGCTTTATTTTCTTTCTTGATTATATCCACATTAAAACTGAGTTTAGGCACAATACCATCGTCTGGGTTCCATTCTTCGTCGTCTGTTGAAACAGTAGCTCTTAAACCAGTAATTGTTCTTTTATATGGGGTTCCATCTCTTAGATATGCAGTTCCTGTAACGACAACCTGATCTAAATGTCCCTTATCTAATATTTCTTCGAAATGAGTAACTTCTTGTAGAGTATCGGGTAATAATACTGTTTCTACGTCTATAGTTCCGCCTGTGGTGTATGTTCCAGTGTTGACTGTTCCGCCGAGGGTGTTTCGTGTGTTGACTTTTTTCTCTTTTTTGATTGTGGCTTTATCTGCATATTTAAGCGCAAGGTCGCCTATAAATATGACTCCTTCTTTTAAGCTTATCATTGTCTTAAGCCTCCTGTGAACTTACTTCAACACTTGTAGGTGTAACTTTAACAAATAAACGTATTTCAGTGATTACATCTGGTATGAACAGTTCTAATTCTGCTTTAACGCATTTGGTATCGCATGCTGTGATTTCATATTTCATATCCGATATAAGTCTTAAGTCAGTGTATTTTTGTTTTCTAACTTCAAACATGCTCCTAATGAAGTCATATGTTGCGTTGATGTTTGGATCTCCAAATATATCCCTTAAAGCAAGATCCCCGACAATATAATCTTTAACTCTTTCGATTGCCATATCTCGACCAGTAGGGGTCATGATGTTGTTTGTGATTACTTGTCCAAGTCGTCTGTTGATTATTTTCTGTGAATGTAAACCATTTTCTAAGATTGTATCATATATATCTGGCAGTGATTCTTTAGTGCCCTGACCAATGACTCCAGGTATGATTTTACCTGTTTCAGATGCATTAACCAACTGTCCAGCAGTATAGGCGACATCCCATGCAGCAGTATTAACTCTGTTAAGTGGTTCTGCATCTCCTTCTAACTGTTTTGGTGTGGTTATAAGTTTGTATGCCCCTCCTGTTTTGAAGAGTGTGTTTATTGCAGTTACGTCGCTTTCTGTTTCTACAGTAACCGCTGAGATTAATCCCCAAGGTAATTGGGCGGCGTACATGTCATCTCGTAATTCTTTGATGTTTGCGAGTAGAGCTGCGTCAAGTACATCTGCAACAAATAGTATGTCGAATTGTTCATCTTTAATTAAGTCAAGTGCATCTGCTAATTTATCAGCAGTTAATGTGTAATTTAATACTTCTTCTACTTCTGATGTTATGTTCACGACTAATAATTCTTCTATTCCAAGGCTGTTGCCGTCACGTCTGAATAGATATTCAAGTGCATGATAACCTAATGCACCTTCAGGAATTGTTGTTACGCCACCTTTGAGTTCTTCTAATGCTTTTCTTGAACTAGTATAACTTTTAATTGTACTGTCTACATATGGAAAGGCTCCGATTATTACAACTACTCCAGCCATTCCCCCCCCTAGGGTTACGGTGCTTTCTACATCTTGTACTGTGATTGTTGGTTCATATATAACCATGAATATTAAGCCCCCTTGTATTTGTTCATATATATTGTGAATTTTCTTTTAGTGTCAACATCATAGCCATTTTTAGCTATGTATAATAGAAATCCTGCTCTTAAATATTTCTTTTCTTTCTGTAATTCCGTTTTTAGGTTAAAAGGGTTTTCAATAACCTCTTCTTCTTCTGGTGGGGTGGGTTCGGTTGTTTCTTCCACTTTTTCTTCATCTGCCATTTTATTCATCTTCCCCGTTAATTTTTACAATCATTTCACAGACATTATCAACTTCAATATCAGTATTAGTTTTTATACGCTGTTCTTTTGTTTGTACAATAACACTACGGCCTTTTAATGCAAATTTACTCCCATAATCACTACTATGTTTCATGAATATGGGTTGGAATCTTCCGAGACTTTCATCATTTTCAAGTACTTCTTCTATCACTTCTAATGCTGTTCTGGTTATCTGTGAAACCGTCTTATAATCAGCATTCTTTGTTTTAACGAATATCTGAGTAAGTGCCGTATAATGCGAACTATTCATTGTTTTCTTTTTAAGATCGTTAGTTACATCTGCTACAAAAATAGAATTAGAATTAGATGCCAATGCGCCTTCAAAAGGATATTCAATTTTAAACTGTTGCAATAACTTATTTGTGTCTTGTGCTTTGATTAAAGCGTTGTAAATCATTACATCGCTTGTTAATGATGTATTTTCGCCAAGTTCTATCATTTGTATCATGTTCCTAATTTTGTCATTATTTCGGAGTTAAACAGTTCATCCGTATCCTGTTTTATATAGTCCAATGAAGGCGCTACGAATGGTTTAGGACTTGTCCCTGGATGTTGTACTGAATGGGTGATAACAAATGCCCCATTCCAGTTAAAAGCAAGTAATGGATTTCCTTCAATGATATGGGGTCTTGATCCTTGTTCTATTACGATTGGATATGGGAATCCTTCATCTGATGTTGCTGTAGCTCCAACTTCAGCTGTTCCGTCTCCTGTGGGGTCTACTTCGATAGTGTCATGCATGTTACTTGTAACGATAGATTGGTTCATTGAGATGAATTGTTCTTGATATGCTTTGATTCGTTCTGCTACTGCATTTGCTAGTGTTGTTGTTGATTCTTTTAATGTTTCTTTATCTTTGTTTAACTGTTCAACTGCTGGAGCTAAGACTTGTGATAGTATGTTATCTCCTTGTATAACATTGATTATGTCATCTAATCCTTGTGAATCGGCTGTTACTGTTACTTGTGTGCCTGTTTCGGGTATTATATCTGTCATGAGTCACACCTAAAAAAAAGATAATTAAGGATTCATGAGTGAATGTAACCCTATAAAATTAGTTCTAACGAATTTATCAAGGATATTACACGCCTTTTTATATAATCGCCCACCCTGTGAGACGACATATGTGCCTTCCATTGCATCGTTGTTAATTTGGATATTGTATTTATTCCAAAGGTTAGAAGCTGTTAGTTTGTACACTGCATTCATGAATATTTCAAGGGTTATTTCGTCTAAGTCGGATATATCTAATCGGTTAGTGTAAGATAATGCTTCGTCGAATGCTGAATCATAGAAATGTTCAACTTCCTCTATAGTAACAGTGTGATTTGAGTTAAGGTTTTGTAAAACAGTGTCGTCAGTTGTATCTAAAAATGGTTCTAATTCAGTTGGTTCAGTGGTTGGAGGCGTGATTATTTGCCAGCCGTCTAATTCAATAAGAATTTTATCAGATATGGAAGAAGAAAATGGAGGTTTACTTGTGTTTGATGGTTCTGACAATTAAAACTACCTCCAAAAAACTATTTTAAAATAATATTAGCTGCCTTTACCAATACCCTGGACTACTCCTAATTTCCAAGGGGCAGGAATACCAAATGCTGTGAAAGTAGCGAGTAATGAATCATTTGAAAGTTTAGTCATTCCTAATTGGAACTCGGAAACAGGCAATAAGTTCTTGTTAATAACAGCACTACTATCTACTACTGCAAGTATATCTTCACTGGTAGCATCTACTTCGCCATCTTCATCTAATGTAACAAGATTTTTGTTAGTTATAACGGGTATTAATCCGGTAGGGGCTTTGTAAGATTCCATCCATCCCCCCGGAACAAATTCAAGATTTCCAACAGTAATATCATTTAACTGTTGCTCTCTTGTTAATTGTCTTGCAACTCTTGCAGTTGTAACAATACAATCAGGAGTCCCGCCTTTTGCAATGACCCTATCAAGCATATCATCAACATAATCTGTAGAAATTGGTTCCCCATCAATATCTTCTTTGTTTTCGGCGAGTTTATTTATTCCATCATAACTATTAGCATCTACTGTGTGATCCCCAAGTAAAAATGCTTTGTCTCTTCGTGCGGATATGTCTAAATATCCATCTTGTCTGTCGTCATCTACAAGATCTACATTTGAATTACCCATTTGAGCCAGTAAAGACACTTCAATTGGATATGTAATTACTTTCATGTTTGCAAATTTTTTCTCCCATGTTTTACCCCCATATTCTGGGAGAGATCCAGAGATAAGTCCCCTTTCATCTGTGAATTTAGAGCTGTTCCCATTCCCTTTTTCTCTCCAACCTATGATTGCACTTGTACTACTTTGCACTCGTCCTTTGTTTGCTAGAAAACTTAAAAATGGAGCTTCTGCTATTTCCCTATTTTGAATTACAGTATCGTAATCTATTTCGATTATGTCTGCTGTGGTTGTTGTATCTTGAGGGTATGCGGTTTTTTGCATTTCCTTCTGTAATAATCCTAATAATTCGTTAATATCTTCTGAGCTTCCAAATTTACTTGCTAAATCTGCCATATTTTCATCTCCTTATTATATTTTTTAGAAATTGAATGAGTTTTTTGCTAACTCTTTTGTACTTTTAATCGGGAATCCAAGGTGATTAACACGTTCTTCTTTTCCTTTTTCTAATTCTGTATCGTCTAATTTGGTTTCGTTTATTTTTATCTTAGGCATTTTTATTTTGGGCTGTTTACTTTTCTGTGATTCAGCTGCTGTTTCGGTTGTAGTTTCAGTTGTAGATTCTGTCTGTGTAGTGTCATCTTCTGAACCTTTAACCACATATTTTAGTTCAACTTCCTGTAATTCACCTAATGTTACAGTGTCTCCATCAATGCTATAATCTACTTTGTAATATTTGTCCTCATCCCACTCTTGGATGACTACAGCATCACTAAAAGTTAATGCAAGTCCAATATATGTTTTATTTCCATTTTCGTCTTCAGGGAAGTATTTATCCTGTACTGCTGCCTTCACTTTGTTTTCTATTTCTTCAAATGAGTTTTCTTCGGAGAGTACATTCTCATTTGCAACTGATTCTGTAGTTGTTTCAGTTGCAGTATTTTCTGTTGTAGATTCAGTTTCTGTGGTTTCATCTGCTTTTTCCATTTCAACAGTTTCAGAGTCATCCATTCCATCAGCATAATTGACAACAGATTCACCGAAACTTTTTAACATTTCCTTAAATTTATTAACCATGGGTTTACCTCCATTTTTGGATTTTCTACTTTTTTCAAGATATTTATCATAAGAATACACATTTAAGCCATATTCATTAGCCGGTTCATCAACCAACGATAAAAAGACAGGTTTCATGCATTCTTTGTTCTCAATGTCTTTGTTGTAAAATAAATTACCTTTAACATCCTGTACTTCTTTTAAGCAGGTTGCATTTACATGTAATCTAAAATTAGGGGACACACCATTCAATTGATTAGATTTAATCATTTCAATAATGTCATCATCAGTAATCATCAATTCTTTAATCCAAGACCCAGCAGGTACAGTTCTTCCAGCGATTGTTTTATCTTCTGTTGAGATGTAATTACTAATCGTGGTCACGCCCTCAACTTTCTGTTTTTCATGAAATAGGTCGTGGCTGCTTTGGTTTGCTTCTGTTGTGAATACTTGTTTTATTGTTTTATGGTCCCATGTGTCGCCTTGGCTGTCTTTGTATAGTTCGGGGTCTGTTTCGCCGTTTGCTAGGACTACGCATTCGATGTATAGTGCGTCTTTTTTGGTGTCGTAAGTTACAATAATATCACCTCCCTTTTCTGTGGAGTTTAAAAAATTAGAAATAAAAAATTAGTATATTAGTAATCTCAAAAAAATTAAGAAGTTTAAATTACTTCTCCTTCATCAGGAACTGGATCAACATCACCTAAAACAAACCTAGGACATTCACTTAAATCAGCAGTTGGATCAACATCGCCACACAGTATTTGACGTATAGCGTCTATTTTCATCCCTACTATCTGAAGTGTTCTTGCATCTATCAATTCCACATTTACAGTTCCATCCTCACCAACAGAATCAAATAAATTTCTTATTTTTTCTAAAGCTGTTTGAAATAATGAATTTTGTTCTTCTTCTTCTGTAAAAGTTAGTTCTATATTTGAGGGAGTTGTTTCTGATATTCTCATGGTGCAACACCCCGTATATTGGATTCAAGTGAAATAAATGCAAACACATTTCTATCCAGAGGATATGCTTTTAAGTTAGCTCTTGCATTCCGTTCCTGAATAGTCCTATATTTGTTTGATAAACATATTGTTTTTATTATTGTGTCTGCTTGTTGCGCAGCCGATGCATCAGAACCTATGTATATTTTATCTGATTTTAAACTTGGTAATGAAGGATTTGTTTTTGGTGTTCCTGCACTGTTACCATCTATAGTTAAGTCTAAAACTGTTGATTTCCATCCCATTGTAGCTTTGTGTATCACATTTGCTAAAGTTGATGAAGCTACTGTTACGGTTGCTGCTACTCCACTGTGATTACTTATTGCAGCTCCAAAATTACCGGCAGTGTTTCGTAATGAAAATATATCTTGGCTAGAACCTATTCCTGTGTAAAAAATACGGTGTGATGGTGCTGTAGCATCTTTAAAACTATCATTTATTATAAATTCAAGTTCTACTGTTCCTTCTGATAAATTTAAACCATTTGTAGATACTGTAAGTGTTTCTGCCGCTCTTGTAGTTCCTCCAAGAGTCCAACTCGTAGGGTATTTTTTATTTTCTAATTGAGAATAAGTGGGATTATTTGAAGGTGTGAATGTAACTGTACTATTTGTTACTGTGAAAACAAGACTATTTCCTGCTGTAACTGTACCTGTTGCCCCGCCAGATAAAGTTAAATTTCCTGAACTTCCTTTTATAGAAATTACATAAGTTCCGTTTAAATTTCCAGATGTCCATGCCTGATTAAATGTTTGACTTAATCCGGCGGGTAATATGTTAGTTGTAGAGGATTCTATCATTAAACCCATATTGCCGTTAATCGTCCAGAAACGAGGCGTATTTGCTTGAACTAGGTTAAAGTTTTGGTCATATGCTATACTATTTCGTAAAAAAGTGATTGGGATACTTTTTAATATGGTACTTGACAGTATGACTTTCTTACCATCAGTCAATACCAAGTTAATCCCTCAATTCATCTAATTTAATATGTAATGCTTTAGTTGAAGGGAATGTTACGTCTGCTTTAGCAACAATCACCGCATATAAATTTTGACTAGTTGAGATAGATTCAACACCCTGGTAAGAATCTGAACTTTTTGCCCTATAAGTTCCCCCAGTTAAAACATAATCCGATGGATTAAGATTAAAAGTAGCTACACATTTATCTATATCCTCAGAATTTAAAATATAAGTTTGACCATCCGCAACAGTAGATGATGATGGATTATCTGAAAAGAATGTTATTTCAAGTGCCGGTGTAATAACATTTGATGCAACCCTACCAACAAGGTTAGATATTAATCCTGTTCCTGCATTTTTTCGCATGGCTTCAGTAAGTGTTATTAAGCCACCTATAACCGTTCCAGACGTATATAATGTGGTTTGTATGGTTGGATTCATTCTTAAAATTTTAGTATTCCCTCCAACTTCACCTATATGATTTTCACCTGCTTGTAGGGTTGGTTTTGATGGGTCTGCTATTTGCCCCTCACCATCCCTAACAACCGTATCCAACGCTTTACGTTTAATAACCCCACTTACAAATTCGGTGACTGTAACCCATTTTGTTTTTTCATTTCCGTTGTTATCTTTGTCTGTTGGGTCGTATCCTCCAATAACTGGCATAATTATTCACATCCCCATCTTTTTTATTAATAGAATAAACTTCGTTAAATTTCACTATAACGATCTACGTTTTTATTTGAACGTAAAATCCATTTTTAAATGTGCTAAAATTGTATAACTGTTCAATTAATCAATATAAAAATAGTATAAAAATAAACAATGTTCAAACCGTTACGATTTGTCACGGGTTCAAAATACTACAAAATGAAGTAAGTTCAATTGTGAGTTTGTTCAAATTATATCTCTGATCCAACATATATCGATCCCAAAATAAAATAAATCATAGTCGAACCAAAAACCATTTTATCAATCATGGTTAAAGGAGTATTCCCATATACAATAATTGCTGGAAGCCACATAAACCCTGCAATAATGCCCAATACTAAATTGATTTGGTTTAATTTCATATAATCCCCTAATTTAATCTAGTTTAACATACTCAACATCACAACCACAATTACAAACATTACTACAACCATTACTATCGTTTTCAACGTCACGAGGGAATCTTAACTGGTCTGTATCGCCTGTAACATCATTTACAACATCGAACATTTCATCAATACCCACAGTCACGCCTTCCATGCCTGAATGTCTTGTCTTCTCTAACTGTGACCATACCCATACTTTATGTGTCATTACTGGGTCTAATCCGTTTTCTATTGCGTTTTTGTTTGCATCTTGCCAGAGTTGATCTTCGATATGTGTTTGTTTGTATTTTTCTAAGTCTTTTGAAAGGTTGTTAAGTTCTTTGTAGGATAGTTCACGTCCTGAATACATTTTGCCATTGCTTAAACTTCTTTCTAGAATAGATTGTCTTGATACTGTACTACTTAATTTACTGGCTTGAGAATTGAATTTTGTTATATCGACTTGTGCTTGGTTTAAAGTCTTCTCAACATATTCTAAATTCTTTAATACTCGTTCGGTTTCCTTTTCACTGATAACTTTTGTTACTTTATCTGCGGACATTCGTGTTAAATTTTTATAGAGTGCATCGTTATTGGTTAATGGACTTTTAATTAATCTTTGGAAGTCTTTTACTGTGTTGGGGTGGTTTAGGTTGTATATTGTTGTGTATACTGTTTGTTTGCTGAAACTATCATAGTTGGCGTTGTCAATTGCGTCGTGGTTGTCATATGCTAGGTTTACTTTTTTATCTATGAGATTATTGTTATAGATCTGTAATCTGTTATAAAGGGGTTGTTTAGCTTTGATTAGTTGTAATCGTTTTAATCGATTGATTGAGGACTTAATACTGGATTCCCCCCGTCCGTAGATTCAGTAACTGGCATTAATCCTGTTGCACTATCATACTCTTCTTGTTGTTCAGGTGTTAATTCTCCAGTTAAACCATAGTCATCGAGTGGTTTGCCTTGGAAGAAACGCATATCGTATATTGGGTTGCTGAAATCGTAATCCTCAACATTTAAATCCGATACATACTTAGATAATAATATAATAGTCTGTTTAAGTGTTATTAAGCCTTTCATGAACAAATCAGTGAAAACACTAATCTTAGCATTAACTAATTCGCTGAACATTGGAACTTCAATATCAATATCCAACTCATGTTCTAAAGTAGGATAACATTCACTGATAACTTCAAGTAAGCCATCTTCATAAATTAACTGTTTAGCATTCAAAGACTTAGTGTAAATCTCCCAAAACGCAGCGGTCTTCTGACTATTCATAGATTCTTTAATATCATTAATCATATACCGTTCACGAGGTATTCCAAAGCTAGATATTATCTTTTGGTCTGCTCCTTTAGCTTTATCTTGTAAATAACTGTAATTGTCATCACTTATTTTAACATAATTCATAGACATGGCGTCACGTGTTTCTTCATAGAGTACGGCTGTGCCTATACCTGCTGATTTTAACTCAGATGCGATTGTTTGCGCTCCACTCATTTCAGCTATTGCTTTTAGTTGAGCATAGGTTGGATCTGTATCTTCTGTTTCCCCTTCAGTAGTTTGAGGGAAGGTGGATATTGGTAATGCTCCCTGTTTATTAAAGAACAGTACCCCATTAACGTTATTTCCACTGTTAATCTTTTCTGTATCAAGAGATTCTAAAGCAATTTGACTATTCATTGATTCAATGGACTGTAGCCATACTGGTTTTTTGAAGAATTTGTAAAAGTTATCTCCACCAATCCACCAAGCTAAGCCTAGTTCTTTTCCATCATAACTAATATATTCTTCAGGGTAGGTTTCACCCACTATTTTGTAGTAAGTTTTATCAGTTATTCCCATACTCTGTTCGATTAAATAGATAGGTGTTGATTGTAGTTTCTCATCAACAACTTTAATTACTTGTAAACTTTCCATTGGTAACTGTATTAACCTGAATTCATCTTGTTCTTCAAATTTAAGTATCTTACAACAACCGGCTCCAGTTAGTTCATAGTCTCCACACATGTAGCTGATTTCTAGTTGGGATTTTTCAATACTATTAATAATATTTGAAATGTCAATATCAGTTGATTCTTCGTTTTCATCTGATTCATCTTTAATATTAATATTGATTACATTACCTAATATTAAATCTTCAGCGAGTATATTGCAACTCCGAGCTAGCATTAAATTTTTATCAAAGTAGTATGAAGCGAGTAATGGTTTAATTGGAGGGGTTAAGTATTTCTGTTTGGTACTGGTATCTTTTTTATCAGAGCCTGTTGCTATTTGCAATTTAGCGTTAGCTGTGTTGTCGAGGGTGGATTTTATCATCTCTACTTCTTTATTGACTGTTTGTCCTTGTATCATAAACATGTTTTACACTCTCGCTGTTTTCATACCACTAGTACCATTCTGAACCTGTAACTCATCCCTAAGGAAATTCCGCCCCTGACTTAAACTATCAATAATGTTAGGGGATACTTTCATAAGTGGAGATAAACTACTGATTTCTTCTTTTAACAAATTATAATAAGTCTTTTTATAACTTGATTCAGTATATTCCTTCTCATCTAATAATTGATTAATTAATATGTGGCCTTGACTCATCTCTCTAATTAATGGCCTTGCCCTATTAAACTTAGAACCTACTGGTTTTTTAGGATGCACTGCAATATTTAATTGATTAAAAAATTCAGTCCAATATTTTTCAGTATCAACCCAACTACCGGGTTCCATCTCAATAATACATAATGATGGGTGGATGCCTCTTTGCTTATCTTCCAGTACATGCCCTTCTATAAGGTATTCTGTTGAGGTTCCTACTGTTTGGCTTATATTATCTATCATTATTCGATTTGTATTTATATCCAATGTAAGGGTTGAGACTACAAATTTATCTTTACCCCTACCTGCTAAATCTATACTTAATATTGAAAAAGAGTTACCGGTAAATGTTGGTTTAAGGAAGTCGTTTAAAGTGTTTATATCTATTAATTGGCCTTTACTGTAAATATAATGCCAGTTACCTTCCATCTGACTTTGTTTATCAATTTCATCCAAATCCTTCATACTGGCTTTGAATTCTTCCTGATTAATGTAAGGGTTTGTTTTCCAGCCCATAGGCACATAAACATATGGTCCTTCTACAAATTCATTAAGGAATCGTTGACTGCTTTCATTTAAACGATATGTTTTAGGGTCGTATTGAGGGTTTCCAAAACTTATAATGGATTTAGGGAATCTTGAATCTGCTTGTTGTCGTAGACTTCTACCTTGAAATGTTAATATTCGTTTATCTATTTCTGGGGCTTCATCATTGCAGATTTGTTGATAGCTTTTACTTCTTGTTTTTTCTTTTTTCTTTATATTGTCAAAAGCTCTAAAAGCTAATAATCCGCCTTCTTTGCTTTTTATTCGTGGGGGGTTTAATTTTATTTTAAGTCTATCTTTTTTTTCTAATTCTTCATTCCAGAGTCCAATGTATCCCCAAATACTATCAACGCTTTCTTCTGTTAAGTCATCATAATTTTTACGAGTGTTTAATCCTTTAAATCCTTTTAAATGAATAAATCTTAAAGATAAGACTGCTCCAAATAAGGTTTTTCCACCGTAAGCTTCTCCACCTATAAGTATACTATGATAATCATTCACTATAGGCCGGTTAAGATAGATTAAACTCTTTAATTGTTGAGGATAACCTAAAACTCCTTTTTTGATTTCTTCAGGGATGTAAGGATTGTCTATTAATGTAAGCTGGAGCATATCTTTATCATATTGAGTAATGGGCCCTAGGTTTAATTCTGCCAAGATAGGCCCCTCCTTTATTCGCCATGTTGTACCGGCTCATCTAATTTTTCCAATGCTTTATCCATGATGTTGTTAAATTTATCAATAGGTTCTTGTTTAATGGTGCCATTTATTTCTTCTTTAGTATGTTCTGTAGGTTCTCCTGCTGCTAGTTTGGAAACTTTTTGAGCAGATTCCAATGCCCTACCTAAATTCATCAATTGATAAGGAGTATTAGATGGCCTTCCTTTTATCAAAGTTCCATCTTCAAGAACTTTAATAATAACCTCTCCTTTATCTAATAAGTCTAATTGTTTATCAGCTTCACGTCTTAACTTATTAGCAGTTCGATTAAACTTAATATCTTCAACTACAATAGCTTCAGCTTCAGATTCACTTAACTTGTCTATTTCCTTTTTCTCAGCTACTTTTCGTTTCACTTTGTTTTGGTATTCTTCTCGTTTTTGTCTCCAGTTCCATTTTCGAGCTTTTTGTTTTAAACTGTCATAGCTTACTTTATACCATGTTGCTGCTTCTGTGAGTTTTGGATATGCTTTTTGGCCTTCTTCGTCACGGTATCCTTGTATCATATCCTTCTTTATTGTGTCTTGAAGTTCTTGAGTTAATGGTGTAATGTCCGTCATTGGTGATCACTTTTTAAAATTTTAGTGAAAAGATAGTGAAAGTTGTAATTGTTATAAAAAAATGAAAATGTTTATATATTGTGAAAATTAATTGTATGTTTGGCCTCTGAGTATCTGGATTTTGCCGTCCAGCTTGGAGGCTATTATCTATAATGGTGTGAAATATTCTAATAATTTACTTAATATTATGAATATGAAAGTTAGAAATGCACCTATCAATATAAATTTGATTTGGTTTCGGAATGTCATTTTATTGTCCGATATTTTTGTTTCTGCTTCTTCTTTCCCTTCCTTTTTGGCATCGTCTATTTGAAGTTTTTTAACTTCATCTAGTATTGCATCTAATTTATTTTCTGTTCGTGTATGTAAGGGGCATATTGGGATTATATTTGGGTTATTCCCTGTGTATGGGATTGCCTCTGTTTTTATGGGTTGTTTGCCGTCCATTGAAATCAAATCCTAAAAAAAATAAAATAGGGTCTATGCTACATTGTCCTCATTTGATGGGGGGGTAGTTGTTAATAAATCACCTATATAATCAAGTGATGCGGTTGTACCATAAACGCCAGTAAATATTGTGAATAGTAATGCAATTTGTGCCTGTAATGTTATAGCTCCAATTAAGTTTACGGTATCCATTATAGGTATTGATGCAACGAACCCCATTATTATTATAGGAATTACGTTTATCTGGAATTTTCCATTTACATATGCTGGTGTTAGGTTCCATCCTGCGCTTCTGAATAGTCTTGCTATTACTGCTATTAATATTACAATATATGCTAATATTGTTAATATTTGTATATCCATTTTTAAAACCTCCAAAATAAATAATATTTTATTAGATTAAAATAATGGGATAAAAATCCCATTTAATTACAAAATAAGAATAAAAATCATTTGTTATTGGACAAATGATAAAACCAATCTCAGTTCGTGGGAGAGAGACAGCCCCTATTTGGTATATTTCGAGCAATAGCTCTTCCCATATTTTTAAAGTACTAAGACAAGCCTTAAAGGCAGGTTATGGTCAGACCCAGTTATGCTAAAATAACAATGAATATTTTAAAATGGGATTTGATAGCCGTCAAAATCCCCGTACATATCATTATACCATGATCTGTTAATCAAATCTTTACTTTTTGAACGTGATGAAATATGCTCTGATAAGTAATCATTTAATGTCTCTTTACAGTTGGGGCATTGATAATGTAATTGTCTTAAATGTTCTTTTTGGTCTAAATGCTTTGTAGATGTGTGTCCACATTGATTGCATTTAATCTTTGATTGATTCATAATTGTTCCCCTTTGATTGTTTTTTTATTTGTACTCATTAATACTAAGGGACGTTGCTCAAAGTTTAATTCCTTTAATCCATCTAGTTTTGGTTCTATCTGGTTATATAATGTATCAATATCTAAATTTATACGTAAAATTCTGTCCTTTAACCATCTTCTCTGAATTAACACTGTTTTGTCAGAAGTATCGTGCATATCTTTTAACATTCTCCACCATAAGATACAAGTGATAACATGTTCATGAGTTGCCTTTTTTGTACCTGTATAAAAATATTTTAAACCATAGTTACGTACTATCCATTTAGTATCTGCAACTTGAATCTTAGTGGCTTCTAATAAATCAGTTAAGTTATAATCTATAAAATCATAAAATTCATGTAAACGTTGTTTATCCTTTGGAACTCTTTTACTTCCATTAACATTATTTATGCGCCCTTTACTTGCCTTCAATAAATTAGCATAATTTGAATTAACATTTGTTGATTTAATGCCAAAATCCCTATGTTCATTACGAGTATCATTCCGTCTAACCCCATAGCAATGTACATCATATTCCAATTTATAATCAATCCCAGATTCTAAAATTTGGTTAGAACTATTATAATTCTTAAGTAAATTTGTTAAATATTTCATTCCATTACTGAATGCTCCAGCTTCATTTATGGTTCGTGGAATTCCTGACTGTAAATCTTTACAATTACGTTCAATCCAATCGTTATGTGAGGAATAAGGAAAAGTGTGATACATTTTTTCTTTTTTGCCTAAAACTTGCATTGCTGTATTAATCACATGTCCACATGTATCACATACTTGTTCGGTACTGGTTTCAAAGCCTTTAACGTCTGTGCATATCATTACTGCGATTATTGTTCCCTTACAATCTTTTTGAGGGCATGGCTGTTTTTTGTGGCCGATAGGTTTTCCTAAATCTATCCCTGATTTTCCGTTATATGGTTTTGTATTGCTGTTTGCATATCCTTTTCCTGCTTTTATTGACGTTGAATTCTGTTGATAAAAATCATATTTGTATGTGCCCAGATTTTGGAAGTTGGAACTATTCATCAGAATGCCCCCAGATATTTTCATCAAAAACGCCTAACTGTAACTTTATTTCAAGTATTTCGGTCATCAAAACACAATTCTTTTCTAATTTGGCATTCATGTAGATATCGTCAAGTAAGGGGGTTATTTTTTCAATTTGTCCTTTTGCTTCTTGCCAATTTTCATAATATTTTTCTTGCAGTTCCGTGGCTTTTTTTAATGCACATTTTGTTTGAGTATATACTAATCCTTCCATGCTTATTTTAAAGTTTAGAGTATCCTTATCCCTTTTTAAGCTATAATTTTCTTTTTTTAAGGTTTCTATTTCTGAAAATGTTTTAAAATAATTTGTAATAAACTCAAACATTATATCGCCTCCGTTGGGAACGCTTTTTTAATTTTACCTGCAAACTTATCTCCAATGCCAGGTATACTTATTAAGTCCTTTTTAGATACGTCCCATAATTCACGTAAACTGTATTCATTTAAAATAGCTTCTGCCTTTTTCTCCCCAATCCCTCGAACACCTGCCATTAGCATATTCATATCATTAGACAGTCGCTTTATTCTTTTAAAGCTGTTATCAGTAATTTCAATGTGTTTCCCTGCAACACATTCATCATAATATATTATTATTGTTTTGACAGTCTGCCACATATCCTCTAAATCGTTGCACTGAATCCATTTAACATCGTGTCCGACCATTACGCTAGCCATTTCGCCACGATAATGTTTTTTTGTGAACCATCGCTGTTTATAACTGTTTTTGAATTGTTCTAATGTTCCAACGAATATTACGAAGGGAAATTGAAAATTTTCTTTCATGTGCTTTGGTTGTGTACTCAGTCGCTTATCCCTTATTGACTGTGGTAGGTCGTCACCTATCTTTATTTCAAAAACACAAGCATTAACTCCGTCTTTTATGTATTGAATATCTCCATACAGTAAGTGTTCTACTGTGAGGTTTGGGAGGTACTTTCTACCTACTTCGATGGTTTGGGGATCTTCGTGGTAATCAACGAGAATTGGCATAATTAAACCCCCCAAACTAATCTACCAAAAATAACGCATAATGCAAATGTAATTAAAAATGCATTAGCATAAATCCCTAAAAGTAATAAAATAAAACGATAATTTATTTTGGGGAACGGATCATATTTTGATAAATCTTTTCTAAATGTAGTGAGTAAATCAGTTCTAAATTCTCCGTTAAGTTCATCGATACTCATACGTGAATGATCTTCTGAAATAAAGAAATAGTTGTATTTTGTATGAAATCCCAAATAGTCGTACCATCCTCTCCAAAATCCTTGTTTTTCTTCTCTTTGCTGTAACATCCAAAGGAAATCCGGATTAGATAAGAGGGTTACACGTTCTTTTTGAAGTTTTTTCATATATGGATAAGTTAAGATTTGAAAAATTATATGGGATTTAATTTTGCTTAATTTGTGTTCATTTGTGCTTAATGAGTTTAAAATATCAGTACGAATGATATATGATTCTTTATCATATTTTGGATTAATCCAGTGGCTTTGTTTGGCTTCATTCATATTATCCACTCCTTTCTAAAGCCACAATACATGGATTACGATGAATAAAAGTAGCATAGAGGCGTAAATCATCCAGACTGAATGTTATGTTATATTCTTCAAAAATAGTATGACCAATATGACTCAAACTCATATGACCATCTAACAGTTCATCTACTCGGGTTTTTATGTCAGGGGATTCTTTAAAGACAAGTGTTAAACTTTTGAATGTGGATTTGGAGTTCATTAATACTCCCCCACTTCATCTTTAAAACACCAACAGCCACCAGCGTTATGTATTTCTCCTATTAAATCACAACACCATGTTTTACCCAAACATCCCTGAACCTCGGAAGAATGAATACAAAAACGACAAGGTTTAGTTCGATAGGTTTTATCTGCAATGTAGATTTTAATTTTATTAAAAATAGATTTTTTTTTATTTTTGGTTTTACTCATTTGATGCCTCCAAACTTAGATAAAGTTATCTCGTTTGCCGACACCTACTCACGTAAATGAGTATTCAGTTTTATATATCTTAATAGTGGTTTATAATATTTAAATGTTACGGATTTGGTTTAAAACTATGAATCAATACAAAATAAGAATAGAAAAATGGAATAAAATTAGCGTTGTGTATAATTGATTAAATATAATTGTTTCAATGATTCGTTGGTGTTTTTAACTATTTCTTCCAGTACTGGCTGTACTATTTTCGCTATAACTTTAGCATTATGTTCCATGATTTCATTGTTTCTTTTAATATTTTCATCATTATATACTACAAATTTCATGCTTTTAATCCCCCTTCACTTCTTTTAATAATCAATTACTTCAATAATTGTAATGCTTCTTGGCTGCATTCCTCTACCTTCATAATTATATTCTATTGCATATTTGCCTTCAAGATAAGTTAATAAATTTTCAATATATCCTCCTTGTACTGCCAGTGTATCGTCTAAATGAATTTTTTTATAATCCTCAAAAGAATTTATTTCATGTTTTTTATTAATCTGGTTGTAAATATCAAATGCTTTAAATTTATTTAGAAATTCCCATAAAGACCTAATTTTAGTATAATCTAAATTTACTTTCATATTTTCACCTGAAATCATTTAAATACTATTTAAATCTTTTAATGTCCAATTCCACCCGTTATTGTAAAATGTTTAGTTCTTCTTATTTGCATTGTCATGTAATCCTCGATTGCCCTTTTCATTTCTTTGTGACCTCTCCAAATACCATTCATTGTATAACTCCAGTTAGTTAATTCTTTTCTAATATCTTTATGAAAATGTTCCATTTTGTTTCCTAAATATATTCCTTTGAAGTAATAATCTAGTAATGGCATTTAAATTACTCCATTTTTATCATAATTATATCTCTGAACTTTATAAATTAATTTATCTAGTGGATTATATTTATATTCGCAATGGTCACATATCATAGTTCCATCATTATAAATACGTACGTGAAATGGTTTTTTACAGTTAAGGCATTTCATTTAATCACTTAAATCCCAAATTCCATTATAACAAGGTTTTCATTTTCTTCAAACACTACCAAATCACATTCTGTTATTCTTGCACAAATTTGTCTTACAGAATCAATATTTAAATTAAATCTACCATCCACAATAGGTTCTTTTCGGACTTTAAATTTTTGTGCAAACCTTTCCAGGTCTTCCTTATCTTCTATTGTCCATCTGTCATATTCTTGATAACAAGTCATTTTAACACCTTTTTATTGATTAATAATAGTTCTACTTCTCCATTCGGTTATATAACGAAATAAAATGAACTTCCGTATATACAGCTATAACGATCTAAATAATCTTCTCTAAGCAATCTACTAAAAATCCCCCAGTTATACCTTCAATTAAGACAACTTCCTTGCCATGTCCCACAAACCAAGGCTCAGACCTAACTTTAAATTGTTTGTCTTTGTATTTTGGTAACTCTGATTCAGTGCAATCAATCATTTTTACTATATCGCCGGGTTTCAAATTAGATTTAATTAGTTCAAAATCAATCACATCAACAACTAATTCAGGATTCCATCCTCCATGCTTTTTATTTATTCTATCAAAAACATTAATATATTCTTTAACAGTGTATCCTCCTTCTTTCATTGCATCTTCTTCAGATATATCCCCTAATCTCTCTTTTCTTAGACCTGTACATCTTATTTTTCCAAAGTCATCTTTGCTTAACATCTGTCTTTTTATTTTGTAAATTCCTCCAACTTTTGCCATCGGTTTTTTCCATGCCCTTCTAGTTTGAGTTTTTTCTTCCCTTAAAATCGCTTTTATGTGTTCTTCTTTGAATAACATGTTTATTCCTCCAAATCATCCAAAACAACCCATTCCCTATCAACAAAATTCCAAGTCATATTAAACAGTTTATAAAATACAAAATCTAACCAGCAATCAACCAAAGTAGAACCCTCACCTTCAAGCCACCAATAATAAGCCCAACCTAAATCTCCAACTCCCAAATGTAACTTATCATCCAAAATTTCTTGTAACTGCTCATCATAAGGAAGCCATACATCTGTGACTCTACGTAATGCCATACTTCCTGCTTTACTTGCAAAGTCTTTAGAATAATAATCAATTTCTAATTTATTCTCATCATTGTTCATTCGTGTTAAGACTCGATCTCCTGCTTTTTGTTTCCAAACTCTTCTGAGTTGGCTTTGTCCTTTTACACATTTTTTAATAAAATCTTCATCCAATCTTTTCATAATTTAAGCCTCCTCGTGTTCCCCTTCACTGTCAAGCCAGTTAGGCCGTTTACACTCTAAACATTTATATTGGCCTTTACGAGTTCCCATTTTTTGGAGATTGCCTCCACAATATTTACAACTAATGGGAATCCCGTCCAAATCAATTGCAGTAAAACCTAAAGTTCTTACACTTTTAAGGAGATATGTTTTACCATCTGCTTCAACTACTCTCCCCGGTTCTAATTTCATGTTATCGACCATTCTAAACCCCCACATTCCCTTTCAAATTATCTTGCCTAATACGAATCAACCTAAACACATTCGGTCCAGTCAGATTATTATTGTCATATCCTAACACTTTACGACGTGAATAAACAGAATTTCTAGACCTTACGGGTGAATCCGCATCAGTTTCTTCATTTATTTTCACAGATATTTCATTGTCTAAATAGCCTTGTTTTGCATATTTAATTAGTATTGCATCCTCTTCAGGAGTCCAAGCTTTTTGTTTAACCATATTCATACGCTCCTGTTCCTCTTACGAATCCACATTTCATGCACTTTTTGCTGAAATTTAAATCGACTGTAATTATTTTTAATATCAGTAAAATCAGGTTGTGGTGGACGGTTCCGTACACTGCCATCAGGATTAGCCCCATATAGTATTGCTTTGATGAAACTATCCAACCTCTGAGGAGTAACTGGATTCCCTGCCTCCTTCATAACACCTGTAATTTCAGTTATCATCTCACGCAGTCCCTCTGTCATGAAAACACTACGATAATAATCGATTGTGCCAGTTGGGTGTTTATTCATTTAAACATCCTCCATTTTCTGCAAGTTTCAAGAGAATCCCACATATAATCATCAATCCATTTAACATTGAAACCGTTAAGCTCCAATAATGATTTAACGATTTTTTCACGTTCAGAATCAGTCCCATTGATATAAGTATGATGAATAATTCGATGACAATTAGCACAAAGAGTAATACAATTAATTGGGTCTCTAATTAACTCAGTTTGAAAAAAAGGATTTATTTTTGGAATGATATGGTGTACTTGTAAAGCTCGTTCATCATTGAAACCACATATTTTACATTGATTATTATCTCGCTCTCTAATTTTTGCAGTGTTATTGTCTGATTTTATTTCGGCATTTTTTAGTAAATTGATAAACTGTTCTTTAGGAATTCCATTTATATCTGATTTGAATTTTTCATTTTCAAATTCAATTAAATATTCATATCGATTTGCACATAATTTACGTTGTTCATATAGTGGAACATCTCTAAAAACAATATGAATATCATCTAATCCCTGTAAATTAAAATGAAGATGGTAAATCCTATCTTCTTCACCAAGATATACAAGCAGACTAGATGTTCCTTTAATTTCAGCATCACATTCAGAACAGTACCATAATGATTGTTCTAATTCTTCTCTAAATTCAGGGGAAATGTTAGATGTTGTGCGGTCACTTTTAAGAATGATCATCTGCAAACCCCCAGTTTTTAAGTGCATCATCCACCAATGCTTTATTTTCATCTATTTTTGTTTCCGCCACAGTCGCCACACTTTTAGTATTAGGTTTTTCACCACTTTTCGCCACACTTGCCACGCTGCTATTTTTTCCTGCCACACTTTTGGCCTGTTTCGCCACACTTTTACCCCTTTCTGCCACACTCTGCCACACTTTGTGAATCATCGAACTCCACGGAGGAAGCTTAACTTTATCAATAAGCACTTCTACGCCCGTATCGTCATGTTGAATGATCGGATCCAAAATCTCAGGTGACACCCCACATACTCCCTCATCACCATACACATTATCCTTAACATATTTTGTGATAAGTTTATCATCAAAAGTAAGACTACTTAATTTTATAACTTTGGGTTTACCTGGAGCAAGACTATATAAATTATATTTACTACGATACTCATCATACTTAACAAGCTTATTTTTATCCTCCAAAGCCTGACAATAACTTGAAATCAATTCACGCTGAAATCCAGCAGGTTTACTACTAAACTTACGTTTAATACTAGAAACTGTAAAAAGGGATTTACATTCATCAAGCCTAACTTTATGATCTAACAATTCAGTAAGCTCATCTTCATTCAACTGCTCCAATTTATTAGGCATAATCAGTTGATTATAAAAATTAATAGCCCCTGGAGACAAACCAATATACAAATTAAACATTTCACTGACAATTTGATTATCAAACTTAGTACTGATAACAAAAGTTTCCTCATCAGTACGTATCTGCCGTCTTTCATCAGCATGCAGCAATGTAACCACTTTCACCAAGTTTGGGATTTGCCCGGCAACACGCCTTAAATTTTCACTACCTTTAAACCAGTCTACGAGACATAAGTAATATGGATTAATCACTTCTAACGAACCATCAAAGTTATATGCAAATAGCTCAAGATATGCACGTAACAAAGGCAATTCATTATCTTTAATGTTCGACCTTTTTTTGGTAGGTTTGTTCTTAACAGTGAGTTTTTCCATGAACTTCAAGAACATATCGTCAGTACTTCGAGGGTTAAGCATAAGGCTTCTACTTATCATCTGCTCATCTCTCATCTCTTTCACACTAGTAAGAGATAAAGCAGACTTTCCACGTATTGACATTGTTCTTGGAGTCATTTCTCCAGTAACTGGGTCTTTAACATTCTTTGTACGTTGTGCGGGTTTTTCATCAGTACCTAATTCTTTGAAAACATTGATAACTTCTTCATTACGTTCAAAATCCTTTTGCCCTCCAAGATCGCCGAGTACTGCTACTTTTCTATCGAAATAATCTTCACCAAATTGTGCTGTTAAATCAAACATAACAGGATAAGTCATTATACCTGGAACTTTATTTGAATCTGGAATCAAACTTAATGCTGCCTCTTCGATTGTGGTTTTTCCACTTCCAGGACTTCCGAAAATAGTTACCCATATTGGATCTAAACCTAAAACTGTTGCCATGAATGCGGTGAATGCAGCTGCAATATTTGTTGATTCATCAGCGACGAGCCATTCTCCAGCGTAAAATATGTATTCCATTAAGCTCATTTTAAGTGTATCAATTAAGGTTTTGAATTCGCTTGATTTTTCTTCTAATTCTTCCATACGTTCTTCTATTTCTTGCTGTCTTTCCTGCTCTTTGTATTCTGAAAGTCCGTCTATGAATTGGTAATATTGGTCTTGAACGCTTTCAATTGCTTCAATAAATTTGGGTTTGGTTGTTTTTTTATCGTATATTTGAAGTGCATATTCGCTGGAATGTGCTTTGTTGTATAGGAATCGTATGTCTTCTGAGTTGAATGTGAGTGAGTCTATTCTTTTTGTTATCTTCTTTTTGGCTACAAATGCCCCTAATTTACCCTCTTTACTTATATGTACGTATCCTGTATTTTTTCCGTGATCGTGTTCTATTCTTAGGTAGGTTCCTGCCATGATTTCTGCGATGAATTCTTTCAAGTTGTCACCTCCTTTATTATGCCTTAAAAAGTTATGATAAAAATATTAAATAATATGTAATATTGCTGTGTTGCCTAACAGTTTACTCCTTCTACCCACAGTTCCCACAAGTTGATAGTAGCCACAGTAACAGTTACTGCAAAGCTTATCTGATTCGCTGAGTTCAGAGGGTTTTGATTCATCTTCTGTGGTGTCTCTACAATTATTACAACGATACATATAACTCATTGTGTTGTCTCCAGTAAGTCGGGATTTTCATAAATATTACCTATAATTTCTAATTTTTCTACAAATGTCCAAGCTTCTCCCAAATATTTATTAGAATAACATCCACTTACCCTAAATCCTGCATGGCCTTCTGAATATTCTATTTTAAAAATACAACTTGTTTGAGAATGTTTAACAATATCTCCTTCGTAGATTTCAACGCCATTCTTATCTTTTAAACCTGTGAACTGCATTAATTCAACTTGATCCGGATAAGTCCAACAATTTAAACCATTATCCTTTCTTTCACATACATCTACAATTATTTCTTTATGGTCAAATTCTATGATGTGAACTGGATACGTCTTGTTTTCATGTTTATTCCATGCTCTGAATTTTATTTCACGCATTTAAGATTCTCCTTCTAAACATTCCCGATGTACCCATTCGTGGCTTTTATCAAGCCATTTGAGGTTGTCTTCGGCTGGTTCGATTTTTTGTTTGCATATTGAACATGGCATTTTTAATCACCAAACATTAACCTAATAACAACATATCCGGTATTAGCCTGTCCTGAAAACACACCCTGGTATCCTCCACCATTCAATATAATTTTATTTGGATTTAATTCACTTTGCAACTCATTTAACACTTTAAAATCAACATCGCAACACAATTTAAAATTGATAGATTTCTTGAATATTTGAGGTTCAATTGTTCCACTGTTAAAAATTTCATCATTTTCAATCAGTATTGATTTAGCTTTTTCAGCTAATTCTTTCAGTTGTTCTTCGATTTCGTCTTCTAAAATGTTTTTCATTTCAATTTTCTTTTTTAATTTATCTACTTCCATTCTAAAGCCCCCAAATCAGATACCCTAAACACACCCCAATCACAATAAATAATAAGGCATTCCCAAAGATGTATGACCAAAAGTAAGTTCCAATATTTGTTTCATATTCCATGTTATCGGTCTCCACAAAATAAAATTAAGATTTAAACCCCAAATCTTTTTTAGCAGTAGTAAACAGTTCTAAATTTTCTTTACTTTCAGTACTGAATTCATTAGCGTCACGCATTTCAACAAGTTCTTTAAGAACATTAGTTTTAGTAATAGCCTTATCTCCAGATGACAATGTGCTTATTGCTTCATCTAAATATTTATTTTTACTTTTAAGTTTCTGAATTACTGAATCATTTAAAATTTGGCCATTATTTAAAGTAGATGATTTAGGGGTTCCTGATGTTTTAGGAGTAGATTTAGGTTTTTTTGGAGCTTGTTTTTGTTGAGATTCTCCAGATTCTGCTGCATTTCCATCGTCATCGTCTTGGTCACATATTCCCAATACTGCTGCTAATTGGTAACGGCGACCATAAGTTATAGTAGAACCTATCCCTTGTGGTGTTTTCTTATCTGGTTTCAAATACAAACGAGAAGACTGTAAATATTCCCCGCTAGTATGTATCAACTTAGTTTCAATATATACGTAATTTTCATCATTTCCCGCATTCTGATATAGGTATAAACCATTTTTTGAAAGTAATGGTCTTACGAGGTTTAATATGCTTGAAAGAGTTGCATATTTGCTTTTAAAAAAAGGATTGGTAGCTTCTGCAATGGGGTTTGTAATTTCTTCTTGTACTTTGCATAATGCTTTTACAAGATTTATCCCTACAATGTCTTGAGTTACAGCGACATTCTCTATTGAAGTACTTCCATCTTCCATGTTTATTCCCCAATTTGAGTTATTCGTAATGTGTTGTATGTGAAATTACCTTCATGTTCAATAATATCAACAGTAATCGAATCTAAGTCATTAATGTAATCTTGAAGCTCTTTAAAGCTCATTGAGTAAACATTTTTATCTTCTTCTTTTTCAGGATCGTTAAGTTCTTCTATACTGTCAATGATGTCATAAGCTACGCTGTTTTTAAAGACTTTAATTGAATCATTATCACTTTTGAAGTTTACTTTAGCTTTTAAAACCTCTTCATTTTCGTTATTTGTAATATATAGGTTTGCACTATATTTTTTAACTTTGTTACCTGTTAATTCGCCTTGTTTGTTGTATTCATCAAATTCATTTTCATATATTTTAGTCAGAAATGGATTTCCTACAAATGAACTTCCATCGTCTAAATCATTTAGTTTAAATTCTTCATATTCGCTTGTATCCGGTCTGTTTCCTTCTATTTCTTGTGTTTCTTTTACTAATGTACTAAATAATGCCATTTTATCACCTTTGCATAACTTCTAAGTTAATTCCATACATTTTCAATTCTTTAATTAATCGTGTGTCATCAAATTTATTTTTAAGACATATCCTACTGACTTCTTTCATTACAGACCTTCCGAGTGTGCTTAAACTGTTTATGTTGTTCAGGTCGTCTGCCATGCTTCCGTAGAAGTTACTTTGTTTTGCTTTCATAGTTTGATACCCCCATATCTACTAAAAAATAAATTAACTTTGAATCAAAGCTGTTTTACGATTAACAATCGCTTCCTGTGATCTAAGTTCTCTAAATTTGGTATTGGATTCAAATTCTAATTTTAATATTTCACGTTCGAGTTTTGCTTTTTTGATGTGTATAAAAGTAGAATCTTGAGAGACCAACCGGTTAATTTCATCAGTAGTAATCCCTGTTATGCTTCTGTTTAAATATTCTTCCCATTTTTCAGTTCCAAATTCCATTAATTCAATGTCCAGTTCTTTTGAGTTTTGTTTTAAGTTTAACCATTCTGTATTTATTTCAGTTAATTCTTCGTTCAATTCTAAGAGTTTTTTAATGTCTTTATCCATTTTATACACCATTTTTAAAGTTTTATATGGCAGTTATCGGACTGCCCGCCGAATTCAAACAAAAGTCTGGAATGGGATTTAAACCCAGTTCTAGACATGTGATAATTTATTTTGAAGCCAGTAACTCAAATTCAATTGTTTTAATAATAGGCATGAGTGGATCCATCGCTAATTCATATCTGGAATAAAATTTATGCAATGGTTTTTCGATGTCCATTGTTAAAGGTAGCATGTTTTCAATGTCTAAATATCCATAAGGATGAATTGATTTTGGAATTAGGTGGTGTACGATCATTTTATCGTGATTATCGTAACCATAACCTTTTTTAACTTGTTTGCAGTTGGATTTGTATTGTTTAATTACAACTGGTTTAGGTTGTCCTAATGTTTCACATATCCTGTCTATCGTTTTAGACATTGAAATCATTCCTATTTTAACATTCTGCGGTTACTATTCTGTTCGTTACGTAATAGTCCGTCGTGTAAATCTTCAACTAGATTATGCAAAGATTCTAACAGGTTTAATACTAAAAATGTTATTGGATTCATTGTTTTGCCTCCCCTACAAATCCACAATCACTACAATATTTAAAAGCGTTAGTCTGGTTGTTTTTGTGAAATCCATATGCTGTAGCGTTATGTTTACCGCATCTAGGACATTTCATTCAGATTCCTCCTTGTATTCTTCATAATCAGGACATGCTCTTGGATCTTCAAATATACAATTCCCTTTTAAATCATATCTTTCCATTATTTTTTGACAAGGAAATCCATAAAAACCATGTTTGCATCTCATTCTTCCATCCCCATTAAAGCCTGTAAACAGCCAGTCCCTACTATTTCATCATGCATCTTTGTCCAGTATTCAATAATTTCCCCATCAATATCGTACAAACATACGTCCTGCATTTTAACATCCGCCTGTCCCATTTTGTTTATTGCTTCCATATTTTCTCACCTTTTTATACAATCAGCGTAATAATTGCTGTTTGCTTCTCCAATAATGTCTTCTGCCATCTGGTCTTCGGTTAATTCAAAAAGCCAGTAGTTTATTTCTTCTTTAGTTAGTCCAGTTTCATTTACCATATTTTCTCACCTGAAAAAATTTAATTAAATTCGTCCTCCATTTTGAAGGTAATCATCACAAGCCCCACAATTAGTGCATGTTTCAGCTTCGCATAACGCACTTGCATGTACTGGTTCTTCTGGAGTTTCTAATTCTTCAACACGGTTAGTTAATGTTTTAACAAGTTTTTCAAGTTCTGTTATTCTTGTTTCCATATTATCCGGATCTAATCTGGTTTGTTCTTCTGCCATTGCTTTTAAATATTTTCCATAGTGTGGAGAATCCACAAAATCTCTTTCAAAATCATTTTCAATTTCGCTCATTTTTTATCCCCCTATACTTTCGTTGTATCTTGCTTTGTTGCTTCTAATATATAAACTTTGCTTTATTGCTTTACTGCTTGACAATATCATACAAACACAACAAACTTTAAATAATAAAAGAAATATATTTAAATCTGAAGTTATAAAACAAGGAGTGATAATAATGAAAGCAAAATCAGAAATTATGGAAACGATACACATGGCAAAAGAAAGGAACATCCAAACATCCATCCGAGTACCTGAAAGCAAATATGAAGTCCTTGAAGAAATTAAAAAATTAGAAGATACATCAATCAGTGCATTAGTCCTTGAAGGTATAGACCGTGTTATTGCAGATAGAAAACCTGAATTAACTGAAAAGATGAGAGAACGTAATGATTTAATTAAAAAAGTACTTGATGAATTATAATTACTTTTTATACTCATTTCACAATGATAGCATACGCTAACACTATTATATTGATTAAAAACAATACTCATTTTACCACGCTCACGTGGATCTAATTAACTGCTTAGCCTTACCAATCCAAACACCTGCTTTTAAATAATATTTATCAGCTTTATCAGGATCAATATTAACTAGTTCTTTAAATTTAGATAAGCAGGACTCAGCTTCATCATTATACCGTTTCAGCAGGTCGGCGTTCATACGAGTGACCCCCTGGAAAATAACGTGTTAAATTGAATCCGGCTAAGTGTATTTAAAACAAAAAATAGTTCGTGTCCAATAGATTTGGGCATAATTTTATATACTTGGTCTTGACATATTCTCATTAGTATCACATTGGTACACAGTAGATACGGGGTTGTCGGCAAAACAAGTGAACCGTATCTACTGGTTATTCTCACATGACCCTGAGGTCATTTTTTCCAGTTATTCCAGACAAGAACAATTGTATCTTGTCATATTAGCGTATTGATTTTTGATACATATAAATGTTTCGTATACTCCTCTATTTTTAAATTTAACCTCATTTTGAGTCTGTTTGGAATACCTCACTCTTCTATTAAACCTACATCGTAGTTATGTTCAATCTAATTAAATACTCATTGCGAGAGAGCGCATGGTAAGTATTCCCCTTTCAAATAATAATGTATTAATCTAATATATAAAGAGTGACACGGAACCCAATTTCACAATTGCACAGCGTAAATTTATATACTCGTGATTTATAATAGATGCACAAGTTATTTCAACCAATCCAAGTAATACAACCAGTTTAGCATTTGTGATCCATAATGGCAAAAGAAAAAACAGTCCGATTTAACGTATCAATACCTGTATCGCTTTACATTGATTTCAAAAAAGCTGCAATAGACCAAATGTTTTGGCGATCTGTTGAGGAACAAATAGAATTTAGCAATAAGTACGTGCAATTATCAGCAATGGAAGCATTAGAAATGTGGGTAGCTGTGAAACATATGGATCCTAAACGCATTGCAAAACTGAATAAAATAGAAATTGAAGAATTTGGGCATATTAAAGATCCGAAAGAGCGTCATAAAACTATGTGGTTACAAGCCCTCGACGAATTTATAACTAATCATAGTGATTAAAATTATTTTTTACGTAATTTATCATATTCTTCTTCTATCTTAGATTCACGTAATATTTGGTCTATAAGTTTTTGCTGTGAGTCTATCTGATCTTGCAACTGTTTAACTTCGGGACTGTTAAGTGTTATAGTTTCAACATTCTCTAAAGTCAAATAATCTAAATGCTTAATATAACTCTTTTGTAATTCATCTGGATTCGCAAGGTAATATGTAGCTTTTAGGGGGTCTTTATGCTTCCAGCCCATAAGGTGAACTAAATGATCGTTAATTATCCCTGCATTAGTTAATTGTGTTTCAAAGAATTTACGGAACATATGAGTTGTTAATTTACCATATCTGTAATTACCTTTATACCATCCTAATTTTTTATTGAGTCGATATATCATTATTGCATATGTTCTGTAGCTATATCTTGTATCAACATTGTCTCTAGAGGTGAAAAGAGGCCCTTTACTATGCCCCAAACGTTCCAATTTTATATACTTTTTAATTAATGCAACAGCTTCAAATGATATGAATGTGTAATGTTCACGACTGCTTTTAGTTCTTTTATGATGAATTTTACATATTTGGTATCCTTCTTTTAAATCAATTAATCCATCATAGAATTGTTCAATATTAAGTTGTAATACATCTTGTATTGCTATTCCTGATGTTGCTTGTGTTAGGATTAATGCTTTTATTTTGAATGAATTTGCACCGTGTAATGCGTCTTTTATGTCTTGTTTGGTTAATCCTTCACGTTCATTTTTAATTATTAGATTGTCTTTTTTACGTTTTAAATATGTTTTAGGGGTCATTATACGGTAGAAATGGAAGAATGCTGATATGTTTGCTTTTCTTACGTTTGATGTGGTTTTACTGGCGTTGGTTTTTTGGTCATATTCTTTTAGTAGTGTGTACCATTTTTCTATTGATTGTTGCCATGGGGGTGTTCTTTCTTCTTGTTCTTTCCAGGTTATCTCTAATAATTCTGTGGGAGATTTGCCCGTTAATTGTGTGAATAGGGCTAGGGCTTTGAGGTAGTTGTCTATGGTTGCTGGGCGTAGTCCGTCGAGCCAGTCTTGTATTACTTTTTCTTTTTGTATTTTGTCTTTGGTGGGTTTGAGGTTTGCTCTTTGCAT